CGGACCCATGAATCCCGCTCTACCGAATGACGAATATTGGTCGCATCTCGCTACATATTTTGATGTGGAGCCGGATGAGGCGCGGTCCAGCGTGTGCGGGAACTGTGCCGCCTTCGACACCACCACCCACATGAAAGAGTGCATCGCGTCTGGGATAACGGGCGATGGTGGTGAGCCTGACCCGCACGATGTCGTGGATGCGGGGGAGTTGGGTTACTGCCGGATCTTCAAGTTCAAGTGCGCTTCCGCACGGACCTGTTCTGCCTGGATAGCAGGCGGGCCGATAACGGATGATGAGGTGCGTGGCGAGGACCAGGAGTTGGTGAAGGCGCGGTTCCTGCGGAAAGAAGCCCACAAACGTTTCACCCTAGGACCGTTGTACGTTCCTGACTTCATGGACGCGCACGGGGAGTGGACTGATAGTGCGGAGTTGCAGCAGGGGGTGTGGGAATGGGTGAAGGCAGGGGATCGCACCATCTATTTGCAGCATGACCGTGATGTGCGTGCGGGTGAGTGGGTCGAAGTGATGACGATGCCGCAACCGTGGACCGTCAATATGCTGAACGGCGCGGGTGAATCCATCGGGAAGATCACCTACCCCACGGGAACCGTGTTCCTGGGCGTTATCTGGGATGAAGAGCCGTGGCAACAAATCCTTAACGGCGAACTGCGCGGTTACAGCATCGGCGGGTTCTCTGACCGGGTGCTAGCCGATCTGCCGGAAGAGGCCGCGCGCGACGGTATTGAACTCACGCAGGGAGATTAACTGTGGCTAAGACGATCCGACCGGGCACGCACGTTAAGACGCTCACGGATGCGGGACGTATCCGTCATGTGCGTGTTCTCGCGGTGGATGATCAGGAAAATATCGACGTTCGCCTAGGCTACGCGTCTAACGCTACGTCGTCGTCTTTCTCCGCTGATCGGGTTACGTCCACGACTACGCGCGGCACCATTTTCTCTGAGGATTAGCACCGGAATCCTGTCACGGTCTAGGGGTTAAAAAGCCCGGTATGATTGTGAAGGATATTGGAGGTGCAATCTTGGCTAGGAAAGCCCCAAAGATGACGGAACTCATTATTGAGGAAACGTCTGGCGTGGATCATCCCGCCCACTTGCATGAGGGGTGGCTTGTTATTAAGGCTTCCAATACGCAAACTGTGGCAGACGTTATGGATGCTCTGCCCGAACCGTTAGGAGAGAGCATGGCTAGCGACCCCACAGAGGTTGTGACCGCTGAGACTGACTCTGAGGTTCTGCTGTCTGCCGAAGAGGACAAGGCAGAGGGCATGGAGCCTGAGTCAAAGCAGATCGAAGAGGAACTTGCTATGGCTATGGCGCGCATCGCTGAACTTGAGGCGCGTATCGCGGAGATGGAGGGCGCAGAGCCTTCCGATATGGAGCCGATGGAGGAGGGCGCAGACGATGTTGTGGCGCTCGCGAAGTCTGCCCCGGAGCCGATCCGCAAGGCTATGGAGGAACTTGTTAAGGCAAAGGCAGAGGCAGAGGGTGCGCTTGCTAAGGAGCGCGAGGATCGTGCCGACGCTGACGCGATTGTTAAGGCGCGTGACACGTTTAAGCATCTGAACCTTGACCCGGAGCGTGTCGGTCCTGCGCTGCGTCGCCTCGCGGCGATTGACGCTGATCTGGCGAAGTCCGTGGAGGATGCGCTTTCTGCTGCTGACGCGCAGAACGAGAGCGCCGATATTTTCACGGAGGTCGGCAAGGGTTACGTTCCTTCCGGCGATGCGATTAACCGTATGACTTCCCTCGCGAAAGCAGCGGTGAGTGAGGGTAAGGCCGCAACAGTTGAGCAGGCTATGGCTCAGGTGGCTATCGAAAACCCTGCGCTTTACAACGACTACCTGAATGAGAAGGGAGCCTAGTAATGGCTTTTGAGTTCTCTAATGCTGCGGTCAAGACTACGTTCACCGCTGGTGAGGATCTTTCCGCGAAGCAGTTTCATTTTGTGAAGATCGACAATGGCGACGGTGATGTCGTGGCGGTTTCCGCTGCTACTGATCGTCCCATCGGCGTGCTTCAGAACGCCCCTACCGCTGGTCAGGCCGCCGAGGTCACCATCGTGGGCGGCACTAAGGTGGAGTGCGGCGGTTCCGCATCGTTCGGTCAGCCGCTTTTCTCTTCCGCTTCCGCTACTGCCGTGACGCTCGCGTTCGGCACTACCGGGTCGGCTGCTTTCTCCGTTGGCACGTTCATTGAGAGCGCCGCTTCCGGGGCTATCGCTGCTGCCGTCATTGACTGCGCTTCCGCTGCGCGTGGACTCTAAGGAGAAATAGAAAATGCCACAGCCTACACAGAGTCAGGTTCATGTTGACGCAATCCTGACTAACATCAGCGTTGCGTACATGCAGCGTGCAGAGAATTTCATTGCGGACAAGGTTTTCCCTGTTGTCCCGGTGGATAAGCAGAGCGACAAGTATTTCGTTTACGAGAAGAATGATTGGCTGCGCGATGAGGCGCAGGTTCGTACCGATGGTACGGAGTCTGTCGGGTCCGGTTACAACATTGCTACCGCGACCTACTACGCAGATGTGTTCGCGATTCACAAGGATATTGGCGATCAGACGCGTGCGAACGCCGATGCGCCGATTAACGTGGACCGTGAGGCTGCGGAGTTCGTTACTCATCGTCTGCTGACCCGTCGCGAGATTCAGTTTAATAACGACTTTATGACCACGGGCAAGTGGGCTTATGACGTTGCTGGCGTCGCGGCTTCACCCACCACTGGTCAGACGATTCAGTGGAGTGACTACACGAACTCCGACCCGATTAACGACATTGAGGCTGGCAAGGCTGGCATCCTTTCGGTGACCGGGCTTGAGGCTAACACTCTCGTTCTGGGATACGACGTTTTCCGTCAACTCAAGAATCATCCCGATCTCGTGGATCGCATTAAGTACACGAGTTCGCAGACGATCACGGAAGACATGCTTGCTCGCATGTTCGACATTGAGCGTGTTCTCGTGTCGAAGTCGATTAAGGCCACGAACAAGGAAGGCGCTACTGGCGCTTACTCGTTTACCACGGGTAAGACGGCGCTGCTTGCGCACGTTGCCCCGAACCCCGGTGTGCTTACCCCGTCTGCTGGTTACACGTTCTCGTGGACTGGCGTTTCGCAGGGCATGGGTCTGACCATCGGTACGTCGTCGTTCCGGCTTGAGTCGCTGCGCGCTACCCGCGTGGAGGCTGAACTGGCGTTCGATAACAAGGTCGTTGCTTCCGATCTTGGGTACTTCTGGAACAGCATCGTTGCCTGATCCGGGTAACTGATAACTGAATAGCGCGGAGCGGGGTCACTCTCACAAGGGGTGGCCCCGCTTCCGGCTTTTAGGGGACGGTTACGGCTCTACACTAGACGCGGGAGGTCAACATTATGACTTGGAGTTACAGCGGGAATCCGGGGGCAAGCGATCTTGACCTGATCCGTTTTCTCATTCAGGACACGGACACTACGGAACAGTTGTTCAGCAATGAGGAACTGACCTATTTGGATAACGCGTACGGGGATGCGTACTCTGCCGCTATCGCAGCCGTTACCACTTTGATTGCGAAGGGGTCGCGGGTTCAGGAAGAGTCTAAGACTGTCGGTGACTTGTCGCTGTCTGTGAAGTCCGGTGCGCTTGTGTCGCAATGGGAAGCCCTCTTGCGGCACCTTAAAGCGGAGCGTTTCCGGCTTAACCCCGCAGCACCGATCATTAACGGCAACGCGATTGTGCCGACTGTGGAGCGAGTCGAAGAGGATGAGTCCACAGACTTTGTTGTCGGGCAGATGGATAACCGCACATGAGTCTAGAGTCCAATTTTCGGGAATTGTTCTCGCAGATCGTGACGCTTTTCCCGCCTGCTACGTCTGCATCTATTGACAAGTATGGGAAGCGGTCGTTTACGGCGTCTGCGTCTGTGTCAGCGTGCGCCCATTACGTTAGTGAAACGATGTTGACGCGGGACGAAATGGGGCGCGAAGTTGTCGAAGATGGGCGGTTCTATCTGTATGGGGTGTTCCCGGTGACGACGGATTACAGAATCCGTTTGGATGACGGGTCTGAGCCTGTCATCGTGGCGGTGGACACTCCGTACGATCAGAATGGGGCGCATCACACGGTTGTGCATGTGGGGCGTGGCTGATCGTGGCGAAGTTTAGCGTGCGTCTTACCGGGCTGAACAAGGTTATTGCCCTAGCAAATCGGGGTGATGGTTTGGGTCCGGTGATTCAGCGCGCGGTTTTCTCTGAGGCGACGACGGTTCTGAACGAGTCGAAGCGGCTTGTCCCTGTCGCTACGGGTAATTTGCGCGCGTCGGGGAAGGTGGAGAACCCGCAACGGTTGGGCACGAAATACAGCGTGGAGGTTACTTACGGTGGGGCGGCTGCACCGTATGCGCTGTTTGTGCATGAAATCCCGCCGAATACCGGGGGACGTTGGGGTACGGGTAACACACATAAGCCGGGTAAGTCGTTTAAGTTCCTTGAGATTCCGGCGAACGCGCACCGCGATAAGTTCGTCACTAATGTGAAGGCGCGGATTGTGGACTATCTGAGGCGGTCACGATGATTCTGGAAGCGTTAGCGGATAAGTTGACGGCGGCGTCTGTCGCGACAGTCGGCACGAATCTGTTTATCGGTTTGATGCCGGATAAGCCGGATGTGTGCGTGGGTTTGTATGAGTATGCGGGTGCCGCTCCGCTGGAAGTGCTGCGCAACAACGACGCGACACTAGAGCGTCCGTCTGTTCAGGTGATGGTTCGTGCGTCCCGTAACGACTACCCAACCGCTAATGCTTTGATTGCGGCAGTTCGTGACAGCCTCACCGGGATCACGGATGAGACAATCAGCGGTGTGAGATTTCTGCGGGTTAATCAGAACTCATCTATTAACCATGTGGGTACGGATGACAATGATCGTCCGGGCTTTACCCTGTCGTTAACGACTGTTATTGAGCGGTAAGCATGGATGCTTACGGGAAAGGTGCCCTGACCGTAGATCGGCCTCGTTGCTGGCGCTGCAATAAGTTACTTGCGGAACTGGTAACGGCACCCTGGCGTATCACTTGCACAAGGTGTAAGGCTGCTAACAAACAGGAATAGTCATCATGGGTTTGCGTGACGAGTTCACTAAACAGATTCAGGCTACGGAAGAGTTGCAGGCGCGTAAGCGCATGTGGCAGCCCGGTGTCGAATGGTTGGGTACGGAAGGCACCGTAACCACGGATGCGTTGCAGGGTGACCCGGAGTGGGCGTCCATTCTGCGCGCGTGGGATTTAGACCCTGACGAATTTCAGATCATCGAACCTGTCCTGTTTAACTCGTGGGGTGGGGAAGATGGATTAACGAACCGTCAGTTTAAGGCGAAGGTCGTTAGGCGTGTTCACGCGCATGTGGACTTGGAGCCGCTGATCGCGCAGGCAATGAAGCACAAGCCGCGTAAGCGTGAGTTCACGGGTGAGGCTGTGCTGAATGTGGTGCTCGCGGATTGGCAGATCGGTAAGGCTGACGGCGACGGCTTGGAAGGAACTATTGAGCGGATCGTGGATGCGCGTGGCGCTGTTGTGGACCGGGTTCGGGAGTTGCGGAAGATCGGTCGCGAAGTGTCGCACCTGAACGTGCTGTGGACCGGGGACAGCGTAGAAGGTTGCGTGGGGTACTACCCGTCGCAGACGTTCGCTGTTGAGTTGGATCGCCGCGATCAGGTCAAGATTACCCGCAGGTTGTTAACGGATTCGTTGCAAGAGTGGTCGAAGCATTTTGGGACGGTGACTGTTGCCGCTGTCGCAGGTAACCACGGAGAGAACAGGAACGCGGGGGGCAAGGCGTTCACGGGTGCGCATGACAATGACGATCTCGCGATTGTCGAACAGGTGTCGGAAATCCTCGCGGCGAATGAAGAGGCTTACGGGCATGTGCGGTTCGCTGTCGCGCGCGACAACCTGACTGTGACTGTCCCTGCTGCGGGTTGGATTGTGGGCGTGACGCACGGACACGTTACCCGTAACGGCTCTAATGCGGAATCCAAGTTGCGGTCGTGGTGGGAAAAGCAGGCGGCGGGTAAGCAGCCGATCGGTGACGCTGACGTTCTCGTGTCTGGGCATTACCATCATCTGCGTGTCGCGGATTGGGGTGGCTGTTTCTGGTTGCAGGCACCTGCGATGGATGGTGGCTCTGAATACTGGCGCGTTGCGACGGGTGAAGTTTCGCAGCCGGGTATGCTCACGTTTGTAACGACTACCGATCAGCGTGTGTGTGATATCGCTGTGCTGTGAAAGGGGCCGGGTGTGATTTGTGCTGACTGCAAGGCGGGTGGCGATCTTAACGCGGCGGGTGATGCGGCGGCTGCCGCGCTGTGTCATGAGCGGTGCCGTTGGGCTGCTGGTAGTTGTTTCTGTCAGCACGCGGTAGGCAGGTATGGACGAATCTCCTAGCGTCGCGTTCATTAGCGGCGACTGGAACACACAGGTAGACCCACCTGAGGCTAACGGGTGCGCGTATTACCGTCAGGTGCTTCCGTGTCGGCTGCTACAGTCGCAGGGGTTTGATGCGATGGTGGGGCAGCCGCGACCGCATGACCCGATGGGGATAGGTTTGGCGAAGGATGACGGTGCCCTATTCGGGTTCGACGTTAACGTTTACAAACTTATGATGCACGCGAGTGTGCCACAACTGTTTAACGTCATGCAGGCCAAAGGTCAGACAGTCGCGGTAGACATAGACGATTTCCATTTCGATCTGCATAAAGAGAACGTTGCGTATGCGGCGACTAACCCGCACACGAACCCGACGAATAACCGCATGTGGTATGAGATCGGCATACGGCAGGCAGATTTCGTTACCGTTAGTACGGGGTTCCTTGCGGATTTCTACGGGCGGCGGTGTCAGGATGTGCGGCTAGTGCGTAACGCTGTAGAGACTGACAGGTTCACTCCCGTGCAGCAGCCTGAGTCGCCTACGTTCGGATGGTTGGGTGGCACGCTGTGGCGGTCAGGGGATATCGAAATGTTGCGGGACTGGTTACCCGATTTCGCGAAGACACACGGAATCCGTGTACATCATGCGGGGCACATCCCCGGTGACCCCCGGCACTTTGCCGTACGCGCCGGACTGGCGCGGGTGGATACCGGACCCATGCGAACCATTAGCAATGTGCCGCAGATGATGCACGCGTTTCATGTGGGGCTTGTGCCGCTCGCGCCGGGGGCGTTTAACGAAGCGAAGTCGTACCTGAAAGGGCTTGAGTATGCGGCTGCGGGTATCCCGTTCATCGCGACTCCTACAGAGGAATACAGGGTGCTAGCGGCGTCGGGGGTGGGGAGGCTAGCGTCTACCCCGGCTGAGTGGCGCGACCACGCTACGGCCCTCCTAGACCCGTCTACGCGTATCGCGGAGGCGAAGCGCAACCGGGAGATCGTGCAGGAACAATTCGATATCAAAGGGATGGGGGAGGCATGGGCTACCGCGATCACTTCCTAAACCACGCAGGCTGCATTGCGGTGCAGAATGAAGCGACGATACATGCACTAGACCGCAGTATCCCGATGCGCCCCCTCGCGATGCTACTCATCGGCATAGGTAACGGTGGGGCGGTGGAAATCTGGCGCAACGCTCTCCCAGACGGCTCAAGTGTTACCGCGTTAGATGGTGACCCTGCCGCTGCCGCGCTCCCCGGACTAGGCGTTATCGGATGCGATACGAAAGACCGTATCGCCATGAGACACGCACTCAAGGGTCAATGGTTCGATGTAGTCATTGACAGCACGGGCACGATGCAGCCGTACGCGTGGCCCTTTCTGCGCCCCGGTGGGATTCTCATTTACGAAACCTACAATCCTGAAATGATAATGATGCTGGCACGCGACCTGGCACTAGGTGACAATTCGTGGCTGCCCATCGAAGAGGTCATGCGCGTAGATGTGTACCAGTCGTGTGCGGTCGTGGAGAAACGGAACCCTAGGGTTGTGCCCTACCTTGACGTAATGACCGGGAATTTCGCTGACGTTACCCCGGAGAGTGTGTATTACGCGGCGGGGGCGAAGCGCGTTATCCCCGCGTAGAATAGGAACGTGGCAAACTACTGGCAGAAGCGCACATATCAGCAGGCGGCGACTGGACCTGATGGCCTAGCCGTGCGTGGACTCGTCTACCTGATGAATGAGTTTTTCACGGTCGGTGCTGGTGCTTCTGTCTACTTTGCGATTGACACCAATGACGCTGAAGTGGAGTTTCAGTTCTATGACATCGCTAGCGACCGGGGGGAG